GGCTTATCGGGTACCCCATCGGTGAGCACTTCGCACTCAGCGGAGCGACGCCATTGGAGGAGGGCAGCAACAACGCGCACGGCTGGCGCAGATACTCGCTGACGTTTTCGGCTAGCACCACCGGAAAGACTACAATCATACTCCGCGCGTGGCACAAAAACGGACGCTACGGCACCGTGTACTTCGCCGCTCCAAAACTAGAAGAGGGGTACACGGCTACCCCGTGGGCGGTGTCCCCCCAAGATTACCGCGGAGAGCGCGGCGCCTCAGCTCGCAACCTCGGAGAGTGGGACAAGCTGCCCGAGGGCTTTGCGATCGAGAGCGGCAAGGCGGGCGAGCGCTACACCGATAGGGTGTGCGCCATTGAGCCGTCGGGCGCGGCGCTGTGGTGGGTGTGTAGGACCAGCCACATAAAGAGCAGCCGCCCAAGCAAGAGCAGCCCTCTGTGGGAACTGGGCGTAAATCTCAATTTTGTAGCTACTGACTTGCTACTGGCAAAGACCGCGGTAATAGAGGGCAACATCCTCGCCCGCTCAATGTCGTACCAAATCGACGCTAAAACAGACGGAGAGATTGAGGGGTCAATGCTACTGCAAGACGCGGGTGTACACATATTACCCAAGCTGCGCGCGGGCGAGATAAGAGAGATACGCGTACTGCCCGTGACGAACCTCACCCGTGCGACAAGTGCCCCAACAGAGATACGGATGCCCAACGACGACGGAGGGGCAATCTACACAAAACCCGAGCAGCCCGGGTACGCGCCAAGGCAACAGCGCAGCCTGCAAATAGTGCGTGAGACTAATTTTTTAACCCTGCTTGGCGTCGGCTATGGCAATAGCACCAGTTGGTCGGTGCTCGTGCAGGAGATGCGCCGCTGATAATTTAACCCCTTAACCCCTTAACACATAAAAATATGGACAATCAAGAAACAAGAGAGGTAACAAATACCTACGCCGACGGCTCAACCGTTACAATGACAATCGACTGCAAAACTGGCGCATTACTTGACTACAATGCGACCCCACCACCGCCACGCACCACGGGCGACGGCTTGCAAGCGCTCGTCAAGCGCGTGGAGACATTGGAGCAATCCCCTAAGGGGTCGGGCAGTAGCTTTGTTGTGACCGACCTAGCCTACACAGCGGAAACGATGAATCTCTCCCTCGAGCAAATGTTTATCGTTGCGCTCACGAAAAACCCGAGAGCCGACATCGTGCGCATCACGAAGACCAAAAAAGATAAGTTTTCCGGAGATGCAGTCTTGACGGAAACGTTCGTGCGCATCCCAGATTTTGAAATCTCTCGTCTGGATGGCGGAGAGCCCCGTTATCCCTATCTTCCCCGCGTTAATAAATTAGCTTTTATGCGTGTGGCGAATGGTCATAGATATGCGACACAAATCTTCCCCCCTAAAAAAGAAGGGATAGAATTGAGTCATTATAAAGCTTTGTTTGTGGAGTCCGTTTTGCCCAATGCTTTCTACTCTTTTATCCCCTCGACAGAGCAGAATGGAGATGGAAGTTACTATCTTGCCGGCACTGATGGTACTATGTCACCTGAAGATGCCAACATTAAGTGGTATGAGGGTTTTTTGGCTTCTCCTAAAGAGGTGTTATCTTCTGCGGCACAAGGACTGCCCGAAGAGCACAAGCAGCTCCCCGCGAAGCTCCGAGAGCTCACGGAAAATGTCAGCAAATTATCCGAAAAGCAGGACGTCCAAGAGTCAAAAATCGCGGAGGCGTTGAAGATTAAAACAGAGCTCAAGACCGAGCTGTCAAAATCTTTTGTCTCCCCCTCCCAAATTTGGGATAATGGGACATCTGGTCAGTTTACCCCCAATTTTGCAGATAGCGTGCGTGGTGCAGCCGCGTCAGGGCTATTATCTGTCCTTGACGAAGAACTCCAAAAGATTAGAGCTGAAATCTCTAGCTTGAAATCGGAATTGGAATTTTTGAAACAAAATCACTAGTTTATGAAAGAAGTATTGAAAACTTGTGTCACGCATTGTGGCAGGGATTGTGTGAGCACATTTGGGGGGGTGGTTGCACTTCTGCAGCCGACATTGCCTTTCATCGCGATTTGCACAATCGCCATACTGTTTGATTGTTATACGGCTTGGGCGTTATCACGACGAGTCAAGAAGAAGCACCCCGGAGCTAATGATGGAAAGTTCAAATCTAGGTATGCAGGTAGAGTGTTTGTAACGCTTATAAAGGTGTACTCCGTGACCGTCCTAGCATATCTGATGGAAACCTATATCTTCGAGGGATTGCCCGTGAAGTTGACAAACGTTGTAGCTGGTGCAGTGTGTTTTTGGCAATTTTGGTCGATGTTGGAAAATGAAAGCTCGTGCAACGATGCTAAGTGGGCGAAGATAGCGCAGCGCATTCTTGTCGATAAGACAGCGCGACACTTTGACATTGACTTAGGCGAACTAAAAGAAAAGAAAGAAGGAGAATCCGAATAACATAACAGAGTAAGGGGCGCGGAAACCTAACAACCGCGCCCCGAACTTAAAAGACAACTAGAAACGATGAACATATATCTAAGACGAATCGCAAAACGCGATACCTATACAATCGGGCAATTAGAAATTGCAGGGAAAAGAATCTGCGATACGCTCGAAGACAAAGATAGAGGGCTAACCGATAGACAGCCCGAGGACGTTATTAAGCGCATCAAAGTGCACGGCGAGACGGCAATCCCCACTGGTACGTATCGCGTGGACATGGACACAGTAAGCCCCCGTTTTTCTCGCTACACGTATTATCAGCAAGTTTGCGGTGGTAAATTACCGCGCCTTGTCGGAGTTAAGGGTTTTGTCGGTGTGCTTATCCACGCAGGCAACACGGCAGCCGACACGCACGGCTGTATCCTAGTCGGGCAAAATAAGGAGGTGGGCAAGGTGCTCAACAGCCGCGACACTTTCGAGCATCTATACAAGTTGATGGCGCAAGAACGCGCCAAGGGCGAAGAAATCACGATTACAATTTGCTAAACATGGAGTCAAACGTAGTATATCACCTCGACTTTTTGCGCAATAAACTGCCCGACCACTGCGCAAATCTCATCATTGCCGACCCACCATATTTTGAGGTTAAGGGCGACTTCGATTTCACCTTTGACGACTTTCAGTGCTATCTCCAGCACGTGGAAGCGTGGGCAAAAGAGTGCGCGCGCATCCTAGCCGAGAGCGGCACGCTCATTTGGTGGGGAGATTATCGACGCATAGCATACGCGCAAGTGATTCTCGATAAATACTTCAATTTGCTCACCAATGGCGTGTGGGTGAAAATCAATGGGCAAACAATGAGAAATAGCTGGACGGAGGCGCGCTGCCTTGTCAATAATACCGAACGCTTTTTGGTGTACGAAACCAAGAGCAAACACGGTGAGAATAGGTCATTTTATTCTCCAAATGCAGGCAATTTCTTCGAGGGCTACGAACCGCTGCGCCAATGGTTGCGCGCGGAATATAAAAGTCTTGGCGGTGTGGGGCAAATCATAAAACGTACGAAAAATAATTTTTACTCACACCACACAAGCAGAAGCCAGTGGAGTTTCCCAAATCCTAAGAATGTAGAAGAACTTTTGCCCCTCTATGCAGCGAAAGGCGTAGACATAGAGAAGAAGCGCGCTGAATATGAAAGTGCGCGCAAGGAGTATGAGGAAAAGCGCAAGGAGTATGAGGAAAAGCGCAAGGAGTATGAAGCCAAACGCCGACCCCATTTTGGAGAACTCTATAAAATGCGCAGCGTTATCCCATTCGACCAAGAAACCCACCTTACACGCGCCTACGATTTCCCCACAAAGAAGCCGCCAACACTCACGCGCCAACTCATCGAAACCATGAGCCGAGAAAGCGACCTTGTCGTTGTACCATTTGCAGGAAGCGGCACAGAATGCGCAGAGGCAAAGCGCGTGGGGCGAAACTTCATAGCCTATGACATCGACGCCCGCGCAGTCAAGATGGCAACAGACCGCGCGGCAGCCGTGCAACATGAACCAAAACTAGCTATATAATCATGATACGATATTTCCTCACCGCTTTGTTTGCTATCATCCTAGCAAGCTGCACAACAACAAAAGAGATAACGCGCACCATCACCAAGCACGACACGCTGAGAGTGACACAGCGCGACACAATCCGTCAAATCAAGCTGCACCGCGATAGCATCGTCATCCGCGATAGTATCTACACGGAGGGGGCAACCCTCATCAAGGAGCGATGGCGCGAGCGGTGGCACATTAGGCACGACACACTGCGCATCTCCAGAGTAGACACTATCTACCAAGCCAAGCACAGCACCGACAAGGAGCGCAAGCTCGTCACGCGTCATCCGTGGTATTACGGACTTTTGCCGATTTTGGGCATCGTGGCACTCATCGCAGGCGGTGTCTGGTATCTAGCAAGGGTATATAGAAGATTTTAGACACACAACAATTCTTTTTTATTACGTTCCCCTTTCAGTCCGCGAGGATGGAGAGGGGATTTTACTTATCATTCTGGTAAGTACAAAAGATTATACACCGCGCAGAGTTAAAAATGGAGCACACGGAGTAAAAAAATAGACACGTGCGTGTGTCTATTTGAAAATAAAGTAGTATCTTTGCATTGTAATCAAAAGGGGTAGCCCCTCAAGATTGCACCGCTTAAATACACAACCCTCAAAATTACAAAATCATGTCACATCAATTTGGACCCTACCTTTTCGCAACTGCAAGTGAAGCTCTCGAAGCTGCAAAGACCGCCCTCGCTAACCTCAAGGAGTACGAGGCAACAGGCTCCAAGAAGGCTGCTAAGAACTATTTCAAAGCCTCTGGTCAAGAAGTTGGCGACGAAGAAGAAAACTACTACATGATGCGCAACATCGAACATGCCATCAGCCTCTACACAAAGAAGGTGGAACAAGGCTACTAAGCCATCGCAAACGACAGGAGGGGTGCACCGCGTAAGGCGCACCTCTCCCTCATTATATACTAGCATGGAGAAGAAAATCATACAAAGCCCCTCAGATATATGCGCTGCTTTTAAGATGCTACGCGAAGAGCGCGGCTTAACGTATTATGCTGCAGCCAAACGACACAATAGCCGCAAAGTTAACGGTTCTCGCGTCAAAGAGTGGGAGGAATCAGACACGCCCACTCTTGCATCTGTACTCGCCCACTTAGATGCGCTCGGTGCAAAAATGATGATTGAGTGGTAAAAAATAGTGCAAAGATTTTGACGTATGAAATAAAGTCTCTACCTTTGCCCTGTGATATCACACCGCGCAATTTTGAGCGCGTGAATTTAAGCGCGACAATTAAATTTGTCACATCAGCCACTCCATCTGGGGTGGCTTTTTGTTTGTCGTCATTGCTTGCCGTATAGCAGGTAATCAATCCCCCGCCGGTTGGCATCATCTATTTTACGGTGGTCGAAGCTGATATAAGCCCGTGTGACCGCTGCCCCCGTGGTGTGCTTATGACCTAGGGCGCGGCTTATCACGTCCTCTGGTATGTCTAGCAGTGAAGCAGTAGACGCCCACGTGTACCGCATCCAATACCAGGTAATCCGTGGTGCAATAGGCTCGCCGTCATCCCCAACGATGTCGCGCGCCTTGTATAGCATTGACGCGCTACTTATATAGGCCGTGCCAACTAGACGGCCGTCGCGCGGCGGGTACCGGTCGAGTATCTCCTGCGCCTCCGGCTCGATTTTAACAGAGTACAACCGCCCCGTTTTGCTGCGCCGGTACTCTATGCGCCCCGCCACCACGTTGCGCGGTGTGAGAGCCTGCAAGTCTATTAAGTTGATACCGCGTAGATATAACGACAACAGCATGAGGTCACGGATCTCCCTCTGGCGCTTTTTCATACGCCGCCCGTCCGCGGCACAGAATGCACGCAGTTGATTGGGGGATAGCGTGGGTGTAGGTGTTTCTTCTCCGCGCGGCATTTTGGCGCCTCGGAATATATCCACATGCACCATCTCCTCGTCTAGCCCCATATTCCATACCGTTCGCAGCGTGCTGACGTAAGTCTTTGCCGTGTTTGGCGCAGTGCCCTCCGTTACCCACTCCACAAACCTGCGGGCGTCCGCCTTGCCGAGGCTGCTAAGCCCCAAGCTGTGCGTGTCGATGTGTTTCTCGAGCCGCAGCCGAATGCTCCGAAAAATGCAAGCGCCGCCCTTAGACCTAATTCGCTCCGCGTACATATCGAGCATCGCGCCGAGTGTGAGCTCCCCAACCGTAGGGCGCTCGAGTGCGAGATCTTCTAGCATCTGCCGTAATTGCGCCAATGTATATGTGTCCCACACTCCACGCGCGCGCAAGTCATAGACTCGTGCTTGTATGCGCGCGAGCTGCCCCGAGAGTATTGCATTGAGCTGCTTTGCATTTTTGCCTACACACTGCCGCGCGTCCTGGCTCCACTCATCCGCGGCGACATAGACACCCGTGGAGAGATACAAACCCGTCCCGTAGCCTACGGAGATTTGGACCGGATACGTCCCGTCATTGAGCTGCCTCCGCTTGTCGAGGCGCAGTACTGTCTTTGCCATCTTTACCGATTATTTGCCGATTATTTGCCGATTTTGCTTATATTAGCGTCGATTTGTCGCACTTTTTCTTCCTTTTTTCTCTCTGCTGTCTAACTGTTGTGTCTTTAATATGCTAGTATCTAGATGATTGTCAATTTTATTTGTACTTTCGTGCTACAAAATTACTTCTTTTCTGGCGAACAGACAAGATTTCGCCTTGTTTTCTCTCTGCTTTTTGCAGTGCGCTGTAGATATTTGCAAAGGGAGATGGCTTTTAGCTCTTTTCGTCCTTGGAAGCCTTTGCATCGAGTTGCCCTTGCGTGAGGTAGAAATCGGAGCAAAGTTGCTGATATTGTGGACTGCGCATACCATTTTCTTGTAGGATGAGTTGGTCGGTTTGCAAGAAATCGCCAATGATGGTGTGCCCATTCTCGTGCTGTGTGGGAGGTGTGAAATGGAGTTGGAAGCGAAGCATCACGCGCTTGGGAGCTTTGCGTGTCACGGTGTGCACGTCGGTCTGATGGATGAGGGAAAATCCGGCATCTTGTGCGCAGCGCACGAATCGCGGTTGTGCCGTCTTGGGGATAATCACTTGTAGCCATCCGCCACTCTTGAGGAGTTGTGCGCTGCGCAGGGTGAGGGCTTCAAAGGTGAGTCCGTGGTGCACGTGCCGCGCTTGTGCGCGCTGCTGATTGGGTGACAGGAGGGTTTCCTCAAAATAGGGCGGATTGCTCACGATCATGTCGAACGGCAGGTGGTCTTCGCGCCAATCCTCGGTCATGATGTCGCCTTGTTTCACCACGATTTGGGAAGCGAAGGGCGATGCAGTCACGTTTTCTCTGGCTTGTGTGGTGGCATCGGCATCGAGTTCCACGCCCACGATTTGCAGCTGTGGATAACGCCGCGCGGGCCTCATGGCAAAAAGACCACCTCCCCGCGCCGGGGCCCTGCTGCTTTCTCCCGCCGATAACCTCAGTATTCCCGCAGGTCCACAGAATTTTAGTGCGACACAGGGTTTTGGTGCGACAC